TGTCGGTAATTTTATCTGTAGATACTTTTAAATCTCTTTCAAGATTAACAATATGTGATTCTGATTGATTGATGGTGTCTGTTAGATTAACAATATATTTAACGCCCGTAAAAGTTCCAAACAGAACTGAAGCTATCACTGGTATTAATACAAAATTCTTTTTTAATAGATCCGCTATTGACATGATAAACATTCCTCGCCAGAATTTTTAGGATCATTACATTTACAATCTTCGCAAGGACAAATTCCATAAGGATCTGTATGAAAGTCTTCTACACAATGACATTCATGACCGCAGCTTTTGCATTCGTTTTTGTTTTTCTTTAAATCCATTTGACATCCTATTTAATCTCTCCCCAATTTTTACCTGATTCGTAATCAACTTTATTAGGTACTTTTAGTTCAACAGCTGATTCCATAATTTCTATTATTTGTTCAGCTTGAGCATCAGATTCTACAGAAATATCTACTTCATCGTGAATTTGTATGTGAGGTATTATACCACTTTCATACAAAGCTACCATACTTTTCTTTGTCATATCCGCTGCACTACCTTGAATTAATTTATTTAAAGCTTTATAGGTAAATGCCCTTTTTAAAGGTTCATCATATTCTTTTCTAGCCATTTCTAAAGGTAATGGTTTAAAAATACCAAATTGTGTAGGTTGCCATAAATCAAAATGACATGCACGTCCACCTAAGGTCCTAATCTTACCTCTATCATTAGCTTTTCTAGATACATTATCCATCAACTGCTTAACAAAAGGAGCCTTAGTATGATATTGTCTAATCAATTTTTCAGCTGATTCTTTTTGTAAACCAAGTTCTGACATTAACTTATTTTTACCCATTCCATACATCAATCCAAGGTTAATAGTTTTGGCTTGTTTACGTTCTATGCCGGCCATATCTGCTACTACTTGGTGGAAGTCTGCATCACCTTCGTTGTATGCATCAACAATTTCATCTACACCTTCTAAATTTTGTAACTTTGCATAGTGTACTAAAATTCTAGGTTCTTGTTGTGAGTAGTCAAATGACCCCCAAACAGTTTTTTCCTCTGGAATAAAAATAGATCTAATCATAGGACCAATTTCCGGATGTCTTGCCGGAATCTGTTGTAGGTTAGGATTACTCATAGAGAATCTACCTGTAACTGTTCCACCTTGATCAGATCGTATTTGATTTATATCTGCATGAATTCTACCTTTATGCGAATGCTTATTAATAGAGTCAATAAAAGTTGTGTGTGCTTTATTAATTTCTCTAGCATCTGCAATAGACTTTGCTAATTCATGAGGATGATTTTGTAAAAAGTTTTTAGTAAAACTAGGTTCATTACTTTTTTCAGTTCTATCATAAGGAAGTTTTAATTTGTCAAAAGCTTTAGCGATACTTCTTGCTGCATGTATTTCTACATCAATACCTGTTAACTCCTTGATTTTACTGAGTATTTTGTTCTCTCTTATTATTAGATTTTTCTTTAATTTAGCTGCATGTTCAAGATCAACTCTTACACCTTTGAATCTCATATCAACTAGACAAGGAAATAATTTAGTTTCTAAATTAAATACATCCATAAGTTCTTGAGAATGTAATTCTATATTTAATCTTTGCCATAATTTTAAGGTAGCTTCTGCATCACGTTCAGCATACTCACCCACATACATTGCAGGAAGTTTCCACATATCTGCTTTAGGATTAAGATCATAACTCTTAGCTGCTTCTTGTAGAACTTTCTCATCTTTACCCATTCCTATATATTCTTTAGCTAAATAATTTAAAGCATAAGACATTCTATTCTCATTAATTAATGAAGCTGCAATCATTGTGTCAACAATGTGTCCTCTAATATTAATACCCGCGCTCCGCAGCCAACAAACATCATACATCGCATTGTGAAATATAAATGTAGTTTTCTCTTGGTTGACTAGGTCCTGAACCCACTGTAATACTAGCTTTTTGTCCATATTTCCTCCACCCTCATGTCCAATTGGATAATATCCGGACCAGCCTTCTATGGCCACCGCAACGCCAGCAATATGTCCTTTTCCGACTACACTACCTGACCCTTGAGTCATTAAATGTGGATCATAGGTCTCTAAATCTATAGCTACTTCCTTAACGCCGGATAGATCTTTTAATTCTTCTGGTGCAACCCATTCAGTTTCAGGTGCAAATAATGGCATTTGTGTATTTCTCATGAGTAATCCCTTTCTAGTATCATTTCTAAATAGTGTATAGCTTTTTTCACGTCTTCTCCTCCTCCTTTGTGATTATGTCTACAGATATATTTTATAGCGTTGCCTTCTGCAAATAGCAAATTGTTTTTGTTAATAAATTCCGCTGGTTGAATAACCATTTTTTTGTAGTGATCTCCTCCTATTTGTTTTTTAAGACTTTTCATACTAATCCTTTCGTTATTAAATGTGCTAAAATTGAAAAAAAAGTTATTAAAATAATATCCTCATATTCACTAAAATTCATATTATATAAGCCCTATCAAAGTTTCTTGGATCTAATACATGCAATTCACGCTTCGCGCGCGTCGCTCCGGTATAAAATAATCTATGTAATTCATCTGGATCATGACTAAATGTCTCCAAAGCTGCATTAGTTATATCTTGCATAATTAAAACTTTATCGGCTTCTCCTCCTTTGGCTCCATGTATTGTTGACATTATTATACGAGGATTTTTATTTATAGCTTCACCATTCGCCCTCATATTACGAATGTAGTTCTCTGTCATAGTGTCTAGACCTTCAAAAGAATCATACCAAACTTTATCAGTCATTAATCCTTGCTTCTCTTGACACTCTTTCATTGAATATTTTAAATCAGAATTTAATGTTTTACCTTTTTGAAAACCCATAGATACATTAGATCCTAAGTACTCATAAATATTTTTAATCTCTAAATGATTTAATAGATCTCCTTTACGCCAGTTTTCCCAATTGTTTAAAGCTAATAATAATTTTAAAGAAATAGAATTAAAACCTTTATATTGATAATACCACCCTTGTATTTCACATAAATCTTTTGCATCATCTAAAAAATAATTAGCTGAAGATAATACTAACCAATTACCCTCACTCATATCTACCTGTGTAATATCAGAATATCTTTTTAATAATCCTATTTCATCTCTAGGTTTATATTCTTTAACAAATCTATTCTGTACTTTATTTATAATTCTTTGTGATAACTCATGAATAGGACCACCTGGAATACGATAGGATTGATCCAATACTTTAATGTCATTAACCTCTTCTTTTAAAGCTATGAAGTGATCTACATCTGCTCCGGCCCATTTAAATATTGCTTGGTCATCATCACCTGCTATATAAGTTTTCTTTGCATATTTCCAAAGATGTCTAACCATTTCCCATTGTAATAAAGATAGATCTTGTGCTTCATCTATAAATAATACTTCAAAACTTCCTGGTAATGATTTTTCTATAAAATCTTCTAATAAATCTGTAAAATCTTTTAGTCCTTTTTCTTTTTTAAATCTGTTTAATTCCTCTGCTAATAAAAATAAAGTTCCTCTTTCTATATCTAAAATGTTTTTTCTTGAATCATAATACTCCATCAAGTCCATACGTTTTACTCTAGCAGTATTAATAATAGTTAAGTATTCATTATCAGAATTAAATGTACCATCTTCAGATGAATAACTGGCAGTCTTAATAGGTATGCCACATTTCTGACCAAATTCCTTATAGTCCTCTGGTTTCATCATTCTTTCTTTAGTCATTCCTAAATTTCTAAAAGCTAATGAATGTAGAGTTCTAAAATTAGATAGATCATTTTCTAAATCTAAGTTAAATTTCTTTGCTGCTCTATTAGCTGCTTCTGTCGCTGCTTTTTTAGTAAACGAAAAGTACCCAATTTGCTTAGGACGTACACCTTGTTGTATAAATTCATCAACTAAATTTAATAATGTTGTTGTCTTACCTGTTCCTGGAGGTCCTAATATTATTGTTTTCATTAGTCTATAACTCTTATACTTCTATTTTTACCATTCATTTTTTGTATCCATCCTCTTATTTCTAATTCTTTTAATTTTGCTGAGATAGTAGATTTAGAGTTTAAATTCAATCCTACCATCATCTCATCATAAGATGGTGATATAATATTTTTATTAGTATACTCTTCAATAAAATTAAGAAGTTTTAATTGTTTTTTAGTTATACCGTATTTCATTAAAAGTGCTCCTCTTGATATTCTACTTTAGAAATGGAAACATCTAACTGTTTCATAGCTTTTATTTTAATTAATCTAGGTTGTTGTTTCTTAACTCTTACTCTAGATTCTTCAACAAACACATCTAATTGTTTTAATAAATTACCTGTTTGATTTTTATCTTTATCCCAATTATTTCTTTTACAAAAATTAAAGAAGTCTTCCATTCTAAAATAAGTAAATTCATTGTCAGTGTATGGAAGTTTATTAAATACATCATCCATAGTTCTTGCACTTTGTCTATTGGTAGTCCAATCTTGCAAGAGTCCTGTAATTTCATTCATAGGATTTAAAGATTCTAACGGTTCTACTTCTTGTAATCCCATCATCATTGGTTTTAAAAAATGCTGTTTCCAATCTTTTTGTTTTGGTACAGGTACTATTAAGTTAGCTTGATCTAAACATGCTAGAGCGAACATACCTGGATTATAAAGTTGTTCTGATTTTAATTCTATTCTAATTTTATCTACATCTAAAAACCATTGCGGGGGTGCTGAAGCATACTTAATTAAAGTTCCAATCACTGGCATTTGTTCTTCACCAAATCCTACACCAAATCTTTTTGTTCTACATAAACCAGATTGACATACGGAATTAATAGGTGCGTCTTTACATCTATACTTATCATACCCTTTTTTATTAACTGATTTAATTAATTGTTGAACCTCATTATTACTTAAAGGAGGTTCCATATATTTTATGTTTGCTTTTACAATTTCATCTTCCCAAGTATCTGGATTAGCTTGTTTATAATATACTGCAATACTAAACAATGCATTATTTCTAGACCCCTCACCAAAACCAATTGCTGCCAATTTATTTAAGCAAGGAGGTCCTCCTGGAAATGCTTCTGTTATTTTTTCTTCTTCAATTTTAATTTTTTCGACAGCTCCTTTGTCTCGTGCATAAAGATCATATAATTTATAAAATTCTTCAAGCGTGCAACCATTGCCTTCATCATTGATAGCATAACGTAGTCCTTTCATTTGATTGTGGTAAGGTAGATTTAAAAAGTTTCCAGTGTCACCACGTTCCACTAGAATCTCAGTTTGTTTTGGAAATATTTCAGAGCCTTCATAACCAAGTATGATAGACATTTGTTTTAATTTTGATTGCATCAAAGATGCGGGAATATTTTCTTTTGTAAATAAAAATACGTGTGCTCCACCTGATTTAGATCGGCAAACTATTACAGGGAGTTTAAAATTCCTAATACTTTTAATGAGGCTAAGGTGGTCGAGGTCATACTGATCAATATCAATGCACCCCCACCTACAATCATTATTTTCTGTGATAGGGATAATCCCAAGGGCGGCTCCTTTTCCTTCAAGATGATTGGTCCAGAGATCGTCGGTAACGGGTTTACGAACAATAAAGGCTTTACCTTTTTGTTTTGTTCCATTTTCTCCTCTGTCACCGGGCTGATACTGTCCATATGCTATTGTTAATCCGCTAAAAATTTGTTTGAACTTATTCATATATTCCTTTCTATGTTATTTGTAAAGGGGGATCTTTCAATCCCCCTAAATT